TAAATGCGTAAACACGGCATACCTACAAGCATCCATCAAGTCATCATTTGCCTTTACAGGTTCTTCTATTACGTTATCGTTTTTATCCTTTTTCCATTTGTAAGACATAAACTCCCTTCTTAAGTTTTTGCTATTGTAGTGCAAGTTTATTGGATAAGATTTCATTTTAACTATTCCTGCCCATACATCCTTTTGTGCTGGTTTAATATTAAATCCTTGTCGGTAAAGTTCCTCAATAGATTTAGGCTCGGCTGCATCCGCATAGATTGTTGCTCGTTCTGGTAGCTTTTCCTTAATCAATCTTGATAGGTCGCTTAAAGTCAATCCGCTTTGATAAACTATTTCCTCAAAGTAGTTTTGTCCTTCATAGTGCGTAACCTTAACTAAAGCAGCTGGGTGAACGTAACCAAAGTCCAATCCATAGAATACATCCCCATCTGGTGCTTGGTCATATTGTTTCCATTGAGTATAAATAATTTCCTTTGCAGAACCTCGTTCCCCTAATCCGTAAACTTTCCACATAAAGTCATCTGGTAAGTCCTTGTATTGCTCAATGTTTCTTATTTGGCTATCGCTTAGATTTGAGATGTTATTTAGGTAGGTTGAATGGATGCGCTTATTCTTTGGGTTATCAGCTACTTCATACACCCAAGAAATAAAGTCTGCTGGATTCCAATCTAAGAATGATTGTCCAGTAGTACGAATTAAAAGCTGGTCAAACAAAGCCTTGCTAATTAGGTTTGCCTCGTTTACGAATAATATATCCCTTGCTGGTCCTTTTGCTTTGTCTGGGTCTTCTAAGCCAAATAACTCTATGTACGAGCCGTTCTTAAACGTATAAATAAAATCAGTATATCTAAAATCCTTTTCATCCCAGATGTTCCATTGTTCAAGTATGTTTTTAAAATCCCTATAAACTCCACGCTTGATATGTGGTAAGGAATGAGATACGCACGAAATTCTTGTATTAGGCTTGGTTAAAGCAATGTGAATTAATAATTGAACAACCGAATAGCTTTTGCTTGACCTTGACCCACCTTCATTGCATATTATCGGATAACCTTCCTCGTAAGCCTTTTTATTGGCATAGAATACAGGTGTAGCCTTAATCTTTAATTGGTTGACAATCTGCATCTGGTTCTATTGTGATTTGCACATTACCCTTTATGTCAGCGGTGATGTCGGTTGTTTGTTTTGGTCTGCCCTCTAATCGGTCTAATAGTATTTCATAAGCCTTTAAATCGCCTTTCCTCGCCTTTGCAATAATCTGCATATCTAATTGCTCGGCTATGCTAAACTCCTCATCTTCGCCTGTAACTGGATTTCGCACCTTAGTAACCAACTCCAATAAACGCAAAAGCCTTGTCTTGCTATTAGGAACACCTTTAGGTCTGCCGTTCGGGTTTGCGACTTGCCCTTTCTTAAATGGGGTTAAATTCTGTTCATTTGCCATAATTTCACATTTGTTTCACTATTTTACAAAGCTACTCCGTTCTTTTTGATAATCAAGGTAGGGTCAAGTTTTTTCATTCTGTCTACAATTACTTGACAGTATTTTTCGCTCATTTCCATTCCATAGCATACCCTTTTCATTTGATGTGATGCTATCATTGTTGTACCGGAACCGCAAAAAGGCTCAAATATTAAATGGTCTAATTCAGTAAAAGCCTCAACTAATTGCCCATATAGTTTAACAGGCTTAGGACAAGAATGGAACTCTCTTAATGATTTGCCGTGTAATTCTTCTTTTTCTATCATCAATTCAATCACATCATTATCTAATTTTTTCTTAGGTGGGTCAAGAATTAATATTGGTTCCCAAGTTGATGCACCTCCAACTCCATTTCCAGCTTGAGCAAATTTCTTAAACCAAACTGCTACTTTAGTATCTCCGAATCTTGATATATCTCTGGCTAAATTCATTAGTCCAGGTGTCCAGACCTTCCCGCATTGATGTAAAGCAAATACATCAGCAACTAATTGAGCATTAACATCACTATCGTTGTCTTTATGTTTATCATATTCATAACCTATTCCATAAGGAGGGTCGGTTAAAACTAAATCAGCTTTCCTTCCGTTCATTAATTTATCAATATGCTCTGGATTTGTGCTATCCCCACAAAGTAATCTATGTTCCCCTATCTCAATAATATCTCCATAAACAAATTCAGAATCTATTTCATTTGGAACCTTAAATTCATCATCTTTAGCCTCTAATTCTTCTACAATAAAGTTTGGTATATCTAATCCCCATTCTGTAAGTAATTGCTCATCCCAATTGTTAGCTAAGTCATCCCAATCCCATTCGCCATATCCTACATTGTCTTTAACGATAAATTCCTTCTTTTGTTCTTCGGTTAATTCTTTAGCTTGTTTTACAGGAACATCCTTAAGTCCAGCTTCAATACAAGCCTTTAGCCTCATATTACCACCTAAAACAATATTGTTCTCATCTATTACTATTGGTCTAAGTTCAAGCATTTGTGGGAAGTCTTGGATTGACTTAACCAGCTTTTTAAACTTGTCATCCTTAATGATTCTTGGATTGTTGGGATTAGGTTTGATTTCGTTGATGTTCATTATCGGTTTTTTGTTGGTGTTCGTATTGATATTATGCTATCTACTTTTTTTTCTAAATTGTCATATCCTACCCATTTGCCACATTTAGTACATTCAAATTGGGTTTCTTTTATCTTACCAAACCACACGTATCCTTCAGTTATTGTACCACATTTACACGTGTAAAGTTTCTTGCCGTATGTGTCTTTCATTATCTGCCTTGTTTATTGTAAGGTTTAACTGGCTTATCCTTTGGACCAGATGTCTTTTTGTACTTACCACACTTTCTTTTGCCAAAGCTGACTTTGTTATTGCTGCTTACTTTCGCCATATTTATTTATTAAATCTGCCATAAAATCAAATCTTTGTTCTTGTGTTTCGCCAAATACATAATGCGTAGTTCCATCAATGTCAAAAACATAGCAAGGATAACCTGCTATTTCTTGCTCTTTGCACGTTTCAAATATGTTACTTGTATTTGTCAATTAAATCGTTTAATTCAGTTCTTGTCCATTTCTTTAGCCTATTATTAACCGCTTCAAACTCTAACTCCTTAACCGCTTTTTCCCCAATCCTTTCTACAAGTCCTATTCGGTACATTGCTTGATTTCCGTGCTTAAACATATTGCATCCAGCACATTGTAAATGGATATTCCATTCGTTAAACCTTAAAGCCGAATACCCTTTAACTGTAAAGTAATGTCCAGCTTGATTACCATTGTAGCTTCCGCAACTAATACAAGGCAATCCTTCATCTCGTTTCCTTATGTACGCATTAACTACCTTTTGGGTCTTTTCTAACAACTTGGGTAAAGGTATTAACGGCATAAAGCAAAATTAGGGTTACTTTTTCAATCTAACAACACATAATCTTTCGTTATGCTTGTAGCGTTTTTTGTTAATTGGGTTCATATAGGTCATAATCGTTTTATAGTCAGTACCTAAAAACCTAATCGCCTTTGCTATTGACCTAAACCATATTTCCTCTTTTGTATCTAAATAAATTAATTTAACCTCAATGTTGTTGTCTATTCCTGTCATCTCAATAATCGTTTTAATTCAAAGTATAAATGTGCAGTTAAATAAATGCAACACGCTAAAGGAACACTGATAAGCGTAAACTTTAGCAATTCGTAAATAAATGTTAATTGTTTCATAATTGGTTTTGTAAAAATAGGTACAAAGTATATCTCTTGCACTCGTTTTTGATAAATATTTCGTTATTTAATTTCTCTAAGTCTTTTGGTGTTTTAGCCGTTACCTTGTAATGTGCTATTATCTTTTTCTTTATTTGGTCAGCCTTCTCTGGACTTAGATTTTCCTTGTTTAGTTCCTTCCGTTTCCATAATACATCAAAAGCCATTGTATTTAGCAACTCCCAGCCTCTTTTAGCCGACTTATTCCAGTTTTCGTACAATGCCTCAATAATTTCATCATCGTTAATTTTAGGTACTTCTACTGGTTGCGGTTCTACATAGGTCTTTTGTCTTACTTGCAAAGCTATCGGCTTATAAGCTGCCATCACATCCCCAAAGAATTTAGGGGTAAACATAATAGCTTTGTCAACTGATAATTTCCCCATTGCGTAAAGTTCAAAAGCTACTCCAAGTTCCTTTAGTTTAAAGTTTCCATAATTCTTTATTACAAATTCGCATAAAAACTGAAACAACTCTATTGTAGGTGTTTGACATCCGCTTAAAGCAATACAAGTCTTTAAATGCTCTTTTACCTCAATAGGTGAGCATCTGCTAACACTCATTGTTTCTAAAGCAACTGCAACTTTTTGTTCGTCTAAATCAAGTTTAGAGATTCCATAGGTTTGAGGCTTGTTGTTCAGAGTAAGTGAGTTTTCTACCGATATTAGGTGTTGTTCTAATGATTTCATCGTTCCAAGATTTGTTGTTTAAAAAGGTTTCTGGGTTTTTACGGAATTGCTTATCTGGTACTGATTGCTTGTAAAGGTCAATATAATTCATTGCATTTTGCCTTTCTATATCAGTTAATTTATTCCACTTCTTTTTTAGCTTTTGCTTATCCCCTACCTTTTTATCATATTCATTCCAAAACCATTCAAAATCTATATTTATATTTTCATTTATAGTTATAGTTCTATTTTCAGTTTCAGTTTCCATATGCTTAGCATATGCTTCGCTAGTGCTTTCTTTTTTAGGTGATTTAGCGTTATTTCGCCTACTTTCACTAAATTTTTGCCTTCTAATGGTTTCATTAAACATTCTTTCATTGTAGTATAAACCATCTTCAAGTTTAAATTTATCCCAAATCTCAACATCATATGCTTTACATATGCTTAGCATATCCTTTTCACTTAATTTGCCTTTTTGATGTTGTAAGCACAAAAGTCTAATGTATTTACCAACTTGTTCATTATCCATTGTAAAAGTGCCACTAAGAAAATCGCTTGTGTAAAATAACACCGCTGGGTCTTTAGCCATAAAAATAAAAAAGGCTCTCGGCATCCACCCCAGTAGGATTAGGGTTTCAGCTTTGAGCCAATAAGTTTGAGTTAGGATATCCTACATCCTTTGTACAAAGATAAACTAATTAACCGAATATTGTGCTACTTGCTTTTTATTTTTTAGCTTAACAATAGTAGTTTTTATGTTCATACCATCGTTTCTAAGGTCTGCTATTCTTGCTGCTAATCTAAAGCATCCGAACTTGTTTAAAGCATCAATAGGGGTTAATTTTCTACCCTTATTTAGGTAGTTAGCGATTTGTTGGTTTTGGCTCATAGTTGTAGGTTTTAAATTTGCGCTTTACGTTATCGCCCAACGAGGGGTTGTTTTAGAATGGTAAATCATCTTCGCTTTCCTGTTGGTTTACGGCAAATTCCTTTTTACCTGTTGGTGCGTTATAAGAAACTTGCTTACCTCTACCACAGTAGTTTTTCTTTGCCTTTTCTGCTCGTTCCTCCATTGTTTGATTGTTCCATACTGTGTGGGTATTTCCATTGGAATCTGGTTCTTTTAAAAAGTCAGTAGCTACGTTTGCGTAGTGTTTGCCGTTTTTAGCTTCCTTCCAGTTGATTTCTTGTTTGCAAATGTTTAATACAATCATTGTTTTTAGTTTTAATGTTTATTTAATTGTTCTTGTTCTAATGCTATTTCGTTTTGTCTATCTTGTTCTAATTCTTCCTCATCTTCTTCATCCTCCCAATCGCAATGTTCTAAACAATCTGGACAAATTCCGATTTCATCCATATCGGTATATGCTCCGCAGCAAGTTGAATAAGGCATAATTAATCGTTTAAATAGTTTTCAAATACTTCAAATTTATCAGCTAACATTTGATAAGGAATGTAATCCCTTTTAGGTTGTTCTAATAACTCTGGAAAGTATTTTTGTTTATGTAGTTTAAGTTTATACTTAGCTAAATTTAATTGATGAATCATTTCACTTGCGTTTTGAGGATAGCTTGTATCTACTTTGTAATTCCAGAACTTAACTGCTTCTCTTAAATCCCATAATCTTGTTAATGGTGTCATAAAGTTTGTTTTTTCTTGGTAAATAATTTAGTTACTTCTTTGTCGGCTAATTCTTGATTCAATGTGTAAAGTTCAGCCAATTCGTTTGTACTTATGCATAAATCAATAGCTAACTCCAAGTCATCAATATTATCGTGCGTTTTAATATAGGCTGGTTTTTCATCACTTTGCGCCATTTCATCACCTGTATAAAGTCCGCTTAAATCTTGTGGGTAAGCCTTTCTTAAAGCTAATGCTTCTGCAACTTTACTAAGCATTGTATGTGGCATCTTAGCCCATAAACCCATTGGTTTGCCTTCATTTGTTCTTTGGCAGTATTCATCCCAATAAGCTACTCCAACGGCTGCTTCATACCTTAAATCGCCGTGAAATCTAAATACTGATACCTTACAAGAAATTAACTTACCATCTTGTTCTACAAATACAGGTTCACTTTGTCCACCATAGTTTCCGCTTCTTTCAGCGATTACTCGGAATCCATCAATGCTGGTTTGAATGGTCATTTTTTTAGACCATCCGTTTTGCGTTTTAACGTTCCTGTGGATGCAATAAATCTGCCTTGATAATGCATCAAGTCCTGTCCTTTGTGCTTGATAAAGAAATAGCTTTAGTTCATCAACTGTTGCCTCTGGAGCAATCTGTGATTTTACTAACTCTACTTGGTCTTTCGTGTACGAAAGTTGTGGCTTTTTAGCCAGTTGTTGTTCGTTCATATTGGTTGGTTTTAGAGTTTAAAATTAGGTACTTTGGTGTTAATAACCAAATTAAATAAGCACATTTAAGTTGAAAACATCCTTTTTTATGGTATCATCAAACTTATTTGACAATTGACCCCTAATCTTTTGGATTGAGTGTAAAACTGTTGTCCTATCCCTATTGAAGATTTGTGCTATTTCCTCGCCATTTAATTCGGTTTTTTCCTTAGTTAAATACATTGTCATTTGCCTTGCTAAAGTAACCTCCTCGCCTCTATATTTGGACATCATTTGTCCATACTTAATTTGATAGTAATTGCACACTTTTTCGGCTATTTCAATCGCATACTCCTTTTGTTGTTCTTTGTCCATTCTTATTGTTTTTATGTTTAAATGTTTGTCTAATAAATCCTTTAATTGATTTATCTCTTGCTTTAGTTTTTTGTTCTTTTCTCGCAAAACCTCTATTTCAAGTTCTGCCATATACGTTTTGTGTACTTCTTTCATTAGAAATGTAAAAGGTTTATTGGTAACATAAAGTCCTCTGTTAAGGTATAAAGGTCCAGAATTAGGTAATGGTAGCTTTTAAGGATTCTGCGCTGGATGTCATTCATCCTTGCAATCTTTATTAGTAAGTCCTCCTCGCTTATCATTGTCCTTGTATCATCCAAACCTCGCCTCCATTCAGCAAGGTCAGCCTCAAATAGATTTTGCCTTCCTTGTGCTTGTTTTAGCAGTTCCAGAAGCATTGTTGCTCTTTTGTGCAACTTCAGTTGTTTCTCTTGATAGATTAGTTTGCTCATATTGTTTTAGGATTTTATAAACCAACTTACTTAAAGTAATACCTTTTGAGTCGGCTTCGGTTTGTAGATTAGTCTTGATTTGGTTGGTTACCAATGTTGTTATTAGGGTTTTCATACATTTCTTTAATGCCTTTTGCTAAGTCTAAACACGCTTCTAATGTTTGTTTTACATAGCCATCATTTGGCATAATTAATAATTTAGTTTCTAAAGTGTTGATGTAAAGTTCAATTGCAGTCATATTAAAGGTTTTGAAGGATTGCGGTAATTAAAAATGCCACGCATACAATAATAAATGCGTAAATCGGTTTGATGCTTTCAGCTTTGTAGCGTTCGTTTGCTTTCTCTTGTGGAGTTTTTAGCTTGTTCATATTGGTTGTTTTGGTTTATTTTGATAATACTATTAAATACATTCCTACATTATGTATTTTATAGCCATTTTTTAATAATGAAATTGCTTTATTAATTTCATTTGTTTTTGTTAAATCTAAAGTAATCGTTTTCATATTGTTTTTGGTTTAGGATTCAAAGATAGGGTAAAACCTTATAACTTTATCAAACAAATCAAGTATTTTAAATAAATATGATGAACGGCAAATAATAAGGATAAATGGTATAATTTGACTTATATGGGATAAATATGTACCAAAAAGTGCGTTTTATGACACATTATCGTATCAATAAGTGCTAAAAAAACCACCCTAATAAGACTAAAAGGGTGGCTAAACCTAAGTTCTCCAATATGAAAGCCAAAGATATATAAAAAACCCCACCTTTTTAGGGGTGAGGAACTATGAACGAACAACTATTTAGAACCATCTTGTAATGGTGTATCGTTAGAATTATCAACCATTCGGTATCCTTGTTGCCAAAGAACCTTAC